GCAGGAATACGACCCCGAACTGGATATGTTGTTGTTTTACCTGCCGCTAGCAGGTTCTGCCTTCAAAAAGATTTACTACGACAACGTGCTAAATCGAGCTGTTTCCAAGTTCGTATCGCCAGAAGATTTAATCGTGCCCTACGAGGCGACCGACATTAGCAGCGCGGAAAGAGTAACGCATGCGATAAACATGTCGCGCAACGAGATAAAGAAACAACAGCTTTCTGGCTTCTACGCTGATGTAGATATTAAATCTAGCTCTTATGATCCCGACGATGATGATGTTCAAAAAGAAATAGATGAGATAGAAGGGATGACCCCTTCTTACGCCGAAGATAGGGATCACACTGTCTACGAAGTACATACGATTTTGGATCTGGCAGGCTTCGAGGATAAAGACAGTGAGGGCAAAGAAACTGGCCTGAAACTCCCTTACATCGTTACGATAGATGAGTCATCTCAAACCGTGCTGGCAATCCGGCGCAACTATGCGGAGACCGACCCGTATAAAAATAAAATCAACTACTTTGTGCAATACAAGTTTTTGCCAGGTCTTGGATTTTACGGATTGGGTCTGAGTCACATGATCGGCGGTCTTTCTAAAGCATCGACCTCGATATTGCGGCAGCTAATTGATGCAGGAACATTAGCCAATTTGCCAGCTGGTTTTAAGGCTAGGGGCATGCGGATACGTGATGAAGATGAACCTTTACAGCCTGGCGAGTTTAGGGACATAGACACTACGGGCGGATCCCTGAGAGAAAACTTAATTCCGCTACCGATCAAAGAGCCAAGCAATGTCTTGATGAGCCTACTAGGCATACTCGTTGAGTCCGGCAAGCGGTTTGCCTCGATTGCCGACATGAATGTTGGCGACATGAATCAAGCGATGCCCGTTGGGACGACTGTTGCGCTCCTGGAGCGTGGCACGAAAGTCATGAGCGCAATCCACAAAAGATTGCACTACGCGCAGCGAATTGAGTTTCAATTGCTGTCAAAGTTATTCGGTGAGTATCTGCCACCGGAATACGCCTACGAGACAGGCACTGGCCCCAGGCAAATCAAACAAGCGGACTTTGACGATCGCATTGACGTTATCCCTGTCTCAGATCCAAATATTTTTTCCCAAAGTCAACGTATCACGCTGGCTCAAGAACTTCTGCAGATGGTTCAGTCGAACCCAGAGGTGCATGGGCCAAACGGAATTTACGAGGCTTACCGGCGGATGTACGGCGCCTTGGGCATAGACAACGTCGAAAGTTTGTTACAACCGCCTCCAGACATGACCCCGCAGCCCATTGATGCTGGTTTAGAAAACAGTGGGTTTTTCATGGGTCAGCCAGCTCAAGCGTTTGAAGGTCAAAATCATACCGCACATGTTGAGACGCATCGGGCTGTGTTTTTGACGCAGGTAGTCAAAGAAAACCCGCAAATACAGGCGATGGTTATCAGTCATGTAATGCAGCATCTTCAATTTTTAGCCTCTCAAATGGCGCAAGAACAAATGCCGCCCGAAACGATGGAAAGGATTACGCAAGCGCAGCAAGGACTGCAGCAAATGCCTATTGATCAACAACAGCAAGCTGCACAGCAAATTCAAATGCTGCTAGATCAATTTGCGGCACCAATCATGGCTCAGTTAAGTGCAGAGTTTTTGCAATCAATAGGGCAAGGGTCTGAAGACCCGTTGGTTGAGATTAGAAAAGCAGAAGTTGACTTAAAGGGACAAGAGCTTGACCAAGAGCAGGCGCAGTTTGAAGCGAAGCAAAATCAACGTGCCGAAGAAAAGTTATTGGAAAATGAGATTCAGCGAGCGCGTATGAATGTGCAAAAAAATGTAGCCGATGATAAGCTGGATGTCGCGTTACAACGGCTGCAACAGCAAGCTGATCTCAAGCTCCTCGAACTAGAACAAAAGATGAGGTAGGGAGTCCACGGAGACAACATGACGACAAGTTACAAGCGAGAAGCAATTAAAGAACTCAAGGCTCAGAAAAAACTTGAGCGCGAAGCTGAGGCCGCGGCTTTGTCCGCGAAACGAGCGGAACAAGGAAAAGCTGAGGCTGAAAATGCTGCGCGTATCGCGAAGAAGTTAGCGCGTATCGCCAAAGGCGAGGCTGCGCCTGTAGAGTCTGACCCGGAGCCTACACCAGCGGAAAAACCGGCTGCAAAGGAAGATAAGCCTGTTGCCAAAAAAACCGCGGCGAAAAAGCGCGGACGACCATCGAAAAAAGGGGTTTGACATGGAAGGATATACGAAATACCAGCTCAAAAAGAAAACCATAACTAAAGTGGTTAATGGCGAAATAAAAAATGCCGGCGTGGAAAAGATAGTCAACGTTCGAGGCAAAGGTGCCGCTACGAAGGGACTGAAATTTAAAGTCCGACCTTGATGGATGATTTAATTCTTTACGACAAGATCAAGAGAGTGATCAAGGAAAGAGAAGCTCAGATAAGCGAAACGTTGATGTCTGGCGCATTGGAAAGTATAGAACATTACAAATTTTTGCAAGGCGAACTTTCTTCGTTGTATTATATTGAGGAAGAAATGAAGGAGTTTAATAAGGAACTGTGATTGATGCCTGAATCAGCAAAAATTGTGGACGCCTACGTCGATTCCGACGACAAATTCTTAGATCCCACGATCCTTGATAAATCTTTGATTGAACGTATGCCTCAGCCAACAGGTTGGCGCATGCTGGTTTTGCCATATGCGGGAAAAAAAACCAGTAAGGGCGGCATTGTGCTGACTAACGAGACCCGAGAGCGAGAGGCATTAGCTACAGTTGTAGCCTACGTCGTCAAAATGGGACCCGAATGCTACAAAGACCACAGCCGGTTTGGCGCCACCCCGTGGTGTGAAGAAAAACAGTGGGTGATGATTGGTCGCTACGCCGGCTCGCGTTTCAAACTAGAAGACGACGCGGAATGCAGAATAATCAATGATGATGAAGTGATAGCAACAATCCTAAACCCTGACGACATTGTGAGCCTGTAATCGTGGTAGAAAACACCGAAAACTTAGAGAGCCAAATTGACGACGTTGAAATCGATATAGCAGAAGATAGCACTGTCGAACCCGAGTCATCTGCAAATACTGATGAAGAGTTGGACAACTATACGCGCAGCGTCAGCAAACGAATCAACAAGAAAAATGCGCAGGTAAAGGCTGCTGAGGAGCGAGCTGCGTATTTTGAACAGATAGCCAGGCAGCAACAAGAGCAGCTCAACCTCTATCAACAAAACTATCAAGCGCAAGAAGACACCGTCTTGCAAAAAGAGGAAGAGGCGCTAGAGGGTAAAGAGCGGGAAGCCGCTGACCTGTACAAACGTGCCGTAGAAGCTGGCGATGCCGATTTATTGAGTAAAGCTGATGACCTGAAAGGTGATCTGCGTATTCAAAAAGAAAAAATTAAGGTGGCCAAGCGCCGTCGAGAGCAAGAAGCCCAATCTCAACCTGTTGATCAGGCGTATTATGATCAACCTGCAGCTCAACAACAGCCGGTTCAGCCCACGCAAGAAGCCTTGGGCTGGTATGAAAATAACAAATGGTATGGTGATCAAGAAGATCCCACTAATTTAGAAGCGACCCAGTACGCTTTTTTTCAACATAACATGTTGATCAACGAGGGTTTTGAGCCAGACTCAGAAGAGTATTATGGGGAGCTGAACAATAGAATTTATAAAATTTACCCGCACCTGCAGTCCGTGGGTGAGGATGACGATCAGAGGGATGGCAGACCCGCCGTGCAAAGAGTCGCCTCCGCTTCCGTTGGAAGTCGTCAACAAACACGTAGCAAAAAGAACGGCGTGACTTTTTCAAAGTCAGAGGTCGAGCGCCTTCGAGGGCTTAAACCGCACAACATGTCTGAACAAGACTGGTTGAAGCGGGTTGCTCAAGAAAAGCAAAAAATTGCTCAAAGGGAGGCAATGTGACAACTGGCGAAAAAAAAGTGGCGAATCGAAACTCGCGTGAATCCGAAGCTCACGATAATCAACTTCGCAGTAAACCATGGAGGCCGGTACGAAACCTAGAGGCGCCTCCTGCTCCGCCTGGTATTACATACCGATGGATCAGGACCGCTATGTTGGGGCAAGATGACAGATCCAATGTTTCCAGACGATCTCGCGAAGGCTGGGAGTTTGTAAGATTGGATGAGCTTCCTGCCGAGTGGCAACACATGTCAACGACAGAGGTAGGTAGAGACACCGGCATCGTAAATAATGAAGGTTTGATTTTGGGAAAAATTCCCACCGAGATGGTCGAACAACGCAACGCTTACTATCAACAGAAAAACGTAGATCAGGTGGAAGCCTTAGACAATACGGTTTTCAATGATTCACGGAAAGATGGACGTTACGTCAAATACGACCCTCAGAGGGATACCAAGGTAACCTTCGGTAAACAATAGAGGTGTATCATGGCAAATAAAGATGCCGCTTTTGGCATGAAACCAGTCAAAATGATTGGTGGAGCGCTAT